GCAGAAGCTGCCGATGCGAGCGGTGATGAGGCTGAAGCAGCTGTAAGTCTACCAGAAGAAGATTGCTGTGAATCCGAAGATTTATGTGAGCACGACACGCAACCAGCTGGCGACTCTGAGTAATAATTTAATTTTTTAACTATAAGAACAGGTGCACGTAAAAAATGCACCTTTTTTGTAATATATAGATTTAGGCCCGATGCGAACATAACAGCTGACCCCGCCAGTGCATCGGAATCATGCGGACAAGTTTATCCTATAAGGAGGAAGTTATGCCAAAAGTAGTAGTATCAGACGCAAAAGGTTTAGTCCAAGAAACAGGAAAAGGTGTCATAGGATTATTACAGTCAAAGACAGAAGTTTTAACTTTAAAAGATTCATTATCACAAAAAATTAGTCTACCTGCAGGATCGTTAATTACTGCGTATCATGTAGTTCTTACAGAAACAATTACAAACGCTGCAGCCGGAAACGTTACAGTTAAAGTTGGTAGCGCAGCTGATAATGATACGTTTGCAGCAGCTGTTATTATTGATGATGTAGCGGGAAGTACAATAGGAAAAGGTACAAGTACTGAAGCAGAAGTTCAAGTTGCACTTCAAGGCGCAGCACCTTTAGTTCAAAAAGTAGGTACACCTTTTATCGAAAATGACGATGATGTGTTCTTTATTTTTGCTGAAGCCGGAGCCGGAGCCTTTACAGCTGGAAAAGCTTCAGTAACAGTAGAATTTATTACTTTTAGTTAATAAGAAAGGCCTTATAAAAATGATTAAATTAGTTATTAATGACAAACAAGGTCTAGTGCAACAGACTAGCGAAAGTGGTGGTTGCCTTGGAATAAAGCAGAGTAGATCAGCAGAAGGTACTTTTGTTGCAGCAACAAATACAATAATTTCTCCATCAATTACAATACCAAAAGACTCAGTAATAACAGCGTTTCACGTTGTAATCACAGATGGCATTACAAGTGGTGAAGCTGGTAATATGGGAGTTAAGTTTGGAGTTACCGGTGATGATGACAAATTTATGGCATTGTCTGCTGATTCTTTTCACGCAGTAGGTGACGCTGAAAATGATTTAGCTAAAGGAAATGGTAACTCAACAAGCATAGCACTTTCTGCAGCTCTAGATATTGCAGGTAATAATACAGCACTAACTGCAGTTGCAGGTACAATGCATCTTGAAGCAGATACAGAAATTTTTGGTACAATTGTAAGAACTAATGCAGCTCCTGCTGCAGTTCCTCTTACAGCTGGCAAAGCAAGATTCTTAATAGAATTTATAACGTTATCGTAAAGGTTGAAAAATGGCAAAAGCAAAAGAAGAAACTAGTTCTAAAAAGGCTACAGAACCTAAAAAAGTAGCACCTGCTCCTAAAAAAGTAGCACCTGCTCCTAAAAAAGCAGCACCTGCTCCTAAAAAAGCAGAGTTTAAAGTAGGCTCTATAGTATTAGATCACAAAAATAGAGAGTATACTATCTTAGAAATGCCTGCACAATTAAGTGATTATTCAAAAATTGTGTTAAAAGATTTACAAGGCAATTCTTTAGTTAGACTTAAGTTAAAGCTTAGACTAAAATAAAATTAAAATTTAAGTTATTTAAATTATAAAACCTCGCTGTAGTAGAGATACTCTTTGGGGTTTTTTAGTATTTGCTGTTTGAAATCGTATTCTTTAGTAAAGACTTTTATAATTAGATATGTATATAAAAGATTATAGGAGTTTTGCATGGCTTCGTTTAGCAGTACAACAAATCCAACGCCGTTTGGATCTTTTGATAATGATACGCATTTCCAAGAAGATGCTGATAGTATGATTACGTACGTTAAAAGGCGACTTGGTGATGATATACTTTCTGTAGAATTGACTAGCAAACAGATTTGGGCAAACTTTGAAGAGGCTACTTTAGAGTTTTCAAAGCAAGTAAATGCAAGCCAAGCTGAATCTTATATGTCAAATATTCTAGGGTTGTCTGTAGGTAATCTTGTAACATATAAAAAAAATTCTTACGGACATTATTACTTTTTAAAAGAAAATCAGACAGCTGATGATCTTGAAGATGGCATTTTAGTTATTGATAAGCAGCCATTACTAATTCAGGCTGATAGTGACCCACGTTTTGTTTCAATTAATAAAGAAGCAAGATATGTTATAGAAAATGAAACCAGAGAAATAAAGATTACTGTAAGGACAGATAATGATGGAAACATATTGTACTTCAACTCTGCAGGTGAAGCAGTTGCTGAAGGCACAGAAGGTGCTGTAACACAAACTGTCGAGACTTCAGCTTCGCCTATTGAAGACAAAAAAATTGGGCCACACGGTCAAGAACAAAAATTTCCTAGAGAAACTTTAGATTACTTAATTAGAAGATCAGAACCTTATGCGTCTGAGGCTTTTGTCGGTGGCATTACAGATTCTGTAAGAGGTTTTATTGAACTTAGTCATGACAAGCAAGATTATAATGTCTATGAAGACATGATTATACCTGGACCAAACGGCGAAAATCTTAAATTAGTTGAATATAATGGTAAAGATGATCAATTAAGTCTTTTCAATCCTGTATATAAAGACCAGATTCTTTCAAATGCAGACCCAACAAAAATTAAAATCCAAGAAATATTTCATTTCTCCCCTCAGGCAGCCTATAGGTTTTTTGATACAACTTCAGCAGTAAACTACTTAAACAATCAATTTTCTTTTGAGTCTTTTACCCCAGAAACTGTATTTTATGTTTTACCAGTTTTTGAGGACTTATTAAGAGCAAGCCAGCTTGATATATCAAATAGAGTTAGAAGAAGTAATTATTCGTACAAGCTACAAGGACAAGATTTAAGAATATTTCCAAAGCCTTCTAACGATAATCCAATGAACTTGTTTATCAAGTTTACATTTCCATCAGATCCATTTAAGCCTACGCTGCCATATGAAGATTCTTCTATTGATGGGGTTTCAAACCTCTCAAATGTTCCTTTTGGAAACGTAAAATATAGTCATATAAATCAAATGTCTAGACACTGGATAAGGCAATATACTTTTGCTTTGTGCAAAGAAACACTAGGTCTCATAAGGTCAAAATTTAGCTCCGTACCAATTCCAGGAAGCGAGCTACAAATGAACGGTAGTGACTTAATAAGTCAAGGCAGAGAAGACAAAACAAGACTTCTAGATGGTCTAAAAGAAACAATGGATAAACTGACATATCAAAAGCTATTAGAAGCAGACTCTGCACAGGCTGATGCAATGACAAACATACTCAAGAAGGTACCAATTCCAAACGGAAGAGCAATCATTATAGGATAAGAAAATGGCAAGATTATTTGTTGGACAAAGAGAAACTGATTTCTTTGCTGATATTACCAAAGAAGTTATTAAAGATGTTGCAGGACAAAAAATTTACTATTACACAGTAAGAAGCGATTTGTCTGAGGTTCATGACATGTATGAAGAATCAATTGACAAGATATTCAATCCTCCTATTGAAATAGAGTGTCTTGTTGAATGGCAACCTTCAGAAACTAAAACAACAAAGTTCGGTACTGAGTATATTAAAACAATGAATGTTTATATGCAACATAGAGACTTGTTAGATAGAAATATTGACTTTAAAAAAGGCGACTACTTTTCTTATGGCGCTTATTTTTTTGAAGCAACTTCAATTATTTACGATAAGTTAATATACGGTCAAATAGAAAGAATTGCTTCTATAAAGGTTACTGCCAAACAAACACGTCTACAGCATATTAACGTTAGACCACTTGGACCTATCGACGAAGGCTATACTGATAGCGATGCTATTCAAACAACTTTCGAACAGCAAAGAGGTACAAATGAGTCTGATATACGACGTTTAAGAAAAGACGGAGTCTTAGAAGATCCAATTACTGGGCCTAAAAAAGTAGCACCAGACGGTACTGAAAAAAGCGTTAATGGTATTGGATCTTCTTTTTATGGAGATGAATAATGTCGTCAAAGTTTAATTTAAATGCACCACAAAGATACGCACCAACAGGTTACGAAGGTCAAAACTATGCTGATTATGTTATTCCTTCGTGTGGATTAGAAGACTTAGACAAAGCTGTGTTTAATCTTTTTGATAAAGATATACCTTTATATTATAATCTTCAAGAAGAACAAAGAAAAATACCCGTAATATTTGCTACGGGTGAAAGATTTGCACTAATCCAACGTAAAGAACCTGTAGTTGATAGAAACGGTACACATGTTTTACCACTCATATCAATAACAAGAAACAACATTGATCAGACTCCTGCAAAAGGCATTGCAAACAACCAGATGTTGCCGCATATAATAACTAAAAGAATTTCGGAAAAAGACCTTGCATATAGACAAAACAAGAATTTCGAAAATCTTTCAAACATTGACGGAGAAGACAAAGGTCTTGACGCAAATTTATCTTTAAAACCTAAGCTTGAAAGAAATATAGTAGAAACTATTGAAATTCCTGCAATTAAATATTTTGGTGCAAGTTACGAGATTACAATCTGGTCTTCTTTTACACAGCAAATGAACAAAATATTAGAAGCTATAATGAGTGCTTACACACTTAATCCTGGTTTTCAATTTCGTATAGAAAGTGACAAAGGCTACTGGTTTAGTGCATTTGTAGAATCATCTTTGAGTCCTGACACTAGTTACGCAGACTTTACAGATGCAGAAAGATATATCAAATACTCAATGACAATTCAATCCACGGGTTATATAATAGCACCAAATATTTTAGGAGGCAAAACAGCACTGAAATCATTTTTGAGTGCACCCGAAGTAAATTTTGAAGTACTAGAAGAGAGTGTTAATTTAGATCCAGCAAGCGTTGGTGGTGTAGCTGATCCTAATCCTGACGCACACATTTTTGATGATCTTGCAACAGAAGATAGCCACGTTCCTGCACAAAGAATAGGACAAGATAGCTTTTCAAACCTAGAACAATTACTTTCAGTTGACAAATTAGACGCGAGTGTTACTGTTGCAAATGACAAAAAATACATGTCAGATTTGGTTGGAGAAAAAGGCTCTGATTATACAAATACTAAAAAAGTATTTATGAAAAATTCTGAAGGTAAAACTATTCCTGTTAAAGTTAAAAGTAGCAAAGGAAAAGGTGAAACTGTTTATGACTCAAGATTTGCTGAGGTTTTATTTAATATTTCAACAGATAAAGAATAATTAAGATATACAACTAATAGTTATAAGATGAATAAGATTATTTAGGAGCATAGAATTATGGCTGAACAGACATTTAAGTCTCCGGGATTTTTCGAGAGAGAAATTGAAGTTATCTCAAAACCTCTCACACGAAATCTAGCAACACCGGTTGGTGTAATTGGACCTGCAGAAAAAGGTCCGGCACTTGTCCCAACGACAGTTTCAAGTAGTGATGAATTTATTAGAATTTTTGGTTCCCCAGACACAAATCGATCAGCTGCACATGCTGTTATTGACTTTTTTGAAAACGGTGGGCAAGCAGCAACTTTTTGTAGAATTTTAGGGACAGGTACTTCTTCTTCTAGCGGAACAGCAGGTTACGCAGGTTTTAAAGTTGATGGAACTGCTCTTGCCGCCGCCGACTCAGATAGAGCAAAAGGCGCAGTGCAATTTATCGTTGCAGACCATAGAGTTAATCCAGCTGAGCATATTACGTTAGGAATTATAAATGACAATGATTCTTTAACAACAACGGCTGATCAAGATCCTCAATCAGATAGTGGTGTTCTTGATTTTAATACTGACTTGGTACAGTTAGTTAGAGCTATGGTTTTTATGCACAAAGATTATACTCTGAGAGTGACACAGCGCGGCGCGTCTGATCAAAATGATAACGATACAGCAACTACTGAAGAAAATACAGGACTTTTTGACCTTAAAGTTGTTTTGGCTGCAGACGACTCTGTTTATAAATCATATACAGTTTCTTTAGATCCTAAGGCACCACAATATATTCAAAAAGTTCTTAATACAGATCCTTTTGGCTTTGATGATAAAAAGCATTTTCTCTATGCAGACTTTCCAGTTGATGATGAAATTGCTTCAACAAAGACACTTAATTTAAATCCAGGCTCAGATTCCGATGTAGGCGATACTGCAGAAACAATTAATGTAGCTGTTTTAAGAGGCTCAGGAAGTAATTTAGATGCATACGGAGATTTTTCTTCTAGATATTCTGCACCAAAAACAACTCAATTTATTTCTCAACCTTTTGGTACAAATGAATATGCATTATTTCATATTGAGTCTTTGGATGATGGTGCTTATGCTAGTTCAAAATACAAGTTATCTATTGCAGATTTGCAAGCTTCTACAGAAAAGAACTATAAATACGGAACCTTCTCTGTTCTCTTAAGAGACCTTAAAGACACAGACGATAATCCTATCGTTTATGAGACTTATAATAGATGTTCTCTAGATCCAAATGCCAAAAACTTTATTGCAAGAATGATCGGAGACCAAAAAGTTAAGCTTTCTTTGGACGTTGATGACGAAGATGAAAAAAGATTAGTAAGAGAAGGAGTTTTTCCAAACAATTCAACAAGAATTAGAGTCGTTATGTCTGACGAAGTTCTTAGAGGAGAAGTTCCAGATGAAGCTCTCCCGTTTGGATTTAAAGGAATTCCAGGAATCAAAACAACTTCAGATGGAAAAGACGGCTCAACTTCTTCTGCAACTTCTAACGTTATAGGACGTGGTGTTGACGCTGCTAACGCGTTAAACAATATTAGGCACTCAGTTTTGCCTCCTTTGCCTTTTAGACTAAAAGTTACTAGAGGAAGCATGTTGAAAAATGGTGCTTGGTTCCAAGAGTACTTAGGTCAAGTATACGACAAAACAACAGGCGCTAAGTCTACTAGAGAAAACGTAAAGACAAATTTATACTGGGGATTAATGAATACAAGAGTAGACCAGATTGATAATCCAAACCAAGGATCTGACTCTTCTTCTTATTCTAGACTTACAGAGAATCTTTGTAAAATGCTTACAAGCAACTCCAGCTTAAAGTTTAATGGTGCTGATGCTGGTCACTTTAACAATAATAAATTTTCTTTGGCAAAAGTTGCTTTTTCTCAAAGTAGTGTTGCTGATATTACTGGCTCACCACTTGATGCATTTATTGAAGCAGTTTATATAAGAAATGCTGATGTTGGTTCATCTAATGAAATATATGACCCGTCAACTCACTTGATTAATATGACAAAATCAACAGATCCTTTTGATGAAGAAGACGCGACAAATGATAATTTCTTTAGCAGAGTAACTTTGTCTAAGCTTTTAGTTGAGGATCCTGTTAAATTTAACAAATATAATATAATGGCTAAGTTTACAGCACCGTTTTATGGAGGCTTTGACGGAGTTAATATTCTCAATAGAGATGACTATTATTTTACAGACAGAGCTTCTTCGCAAGATGCTGAAGGACATGCTGCAAAAGGTGGTTATTCTAGTGGTCTAGATGCGACAGATGGCACAGATCCTATGCAAGGTGAGCTTTTAAATAATAATGCTGTTGTATCTTATAGAAATGCTGTAAAACTAATGACAGACGAGATGGTTGTTGATCATTCTGTGCTTGTTATTCCAGGGATTAGAGAATCTTTAATAACAGACTTTGCTGCTAGAAGTGTTAAGAAATTTGGTAAAGCAATTTACTTAATGGATATTCCTCATTATACAAGTACTTCTAAAAGAATTTTTGTAAGTTCTTCAGGTTTTGCAAGTGGACGTCCAGATGTTGACATTACTTCTTCAATATTTGATCAGAGAGAAGTTGATTCTTCATATGTTGCAACTTATTTCCCTGATGTGATGATGATTGATCGAGGCGATGATGCAAATGCGCTTTTAACAAATCAAAGACTAGTAAGAGTTCCTTCGTCTGTTGTTGCACTTGGCGCTATTGCAAAGTCAGATGCAGCTACAAGAAGTCCTTGGTTTGCCCCTGCAGGATTTTCTCGTGGCGCTTTAAGTGCTGTAAGGTCAACTGATGTAAGATTAAACGCAGCTGATCGTGATACACTTTACGAGGCACGAATCAATCCTATTGCAAACTTCCCAAATAATCAATTTGTTATCTTTGGGCAGAAAACAACGCAAATTGCTAGAACATCTTTGGATAGAGTAAATGTTAGACGTCTAATGATCTACATTAAGAGAAGAATTCAAAGAGTTGCACAAGGTCTTTTGTTTGAGCAAAACGATACAGTAACTAGAAATAGATTTATTACAGCAACAAGTGATATTTTGTTAGCAGTTCAAATAGGACAAGGTATTGAAGACTTTAGAGTAGTCATGGACGACACAAATAACACAGCTGAAGACGTTGATAACAATAGACTTAACGGTAAAATTATTGTTGTACCAACTCGCGCTGTTGAGTTTATCGCTATGGACTTTGTTATTACAAATAGCGGCGTGGAATTCCCATGATGAACATAGTTATAATTAAAATAAAAACAGGAGTTAATTAATATGGCTGGACAAGGATCAGCGAGAGTAACATTACGTGAAATCGATTTATCACAAGTAAGTAATCCGCAAGAACTGCCACAAGGTGTTCCAGCTGCTGTCGTTGGACCTGCGAGAAAAGGGCCAGCCTTTGTACCGCAAACTTTTGCCAATATGCAGCAGTTTAACGAAACCTTCGGTTCGATGTTAGAAAATAGAAGAGAAAGCAACTCAAATCTTTTTGGGCCGCTTGCTCTTAATGAATGGATGAGAAATGCAAAGTCAGGAACTTATCTAAGAATTTTAGGCGTAGGTAACGGAAAAGCTTCAGACAATACTGGCAAAGTTGAAGATGCAGGCTTTGTTGTAGGTAACAAACTAGTTCAAGAAAAAAATGCAGATCTAGGTAAAGTTGCAGACAATCCATTTGCTTATATAACAAATTCAAACAATGCTGTCACAAGAGCAAAGACTCATATGCTAGGTTGCTTTATGAGAGATGTTGACGGCTCTAGATTCCTTTGCGACGCCGGCGTACAACAAGAAACAGCACAAGCTTCTTTGCCTGCTGCTAAGCTTGTAATTGCTGATACTGCGGCAGAAGGTGACGTTTTACAGATTTTCTTGCCTAAAGAGTTAGTAAATAAAGCAGGTGGAAGCGTTGAAGAAGACGTAACCATTTCAATTGTTATCAAGACAGCAGTTCAAGCAGCTGCTGATGTGCCTGCAAATACAATACAACTTAAAGACGAGGCCGGCGCGACTGCTGGGCCAAAGCTTTTTGCTGCCTTGACTGCCGATGTTGCAGCAGGAACAGCTCAATCAAATACTGGCGGCAATGCTGGTGTTGGTGACTTGGCTGCTGGAAAAGACTTTATGTTTAGTGATCTTCCTTTTAATCCAAGTTTGATGTTTGCTGGATCAACCAATAATGCTGCGACAATAGTATTGAAGTTAGTAGCTGGTCGTGAAGGTGACGAAGCTTATATTGTAGAGTCTGCAGGTACACATGAGCATTTCATCGATGGTGCTGCTGCTCTTAATGAGAAGCTTTACTTTGACGGTGCAGCAATTTCGGCACCTGTTATTCGTGGTGTATTAATGGCTCCACAAGGTGTTATACCTGCACTTAACCCAGCTTCAGCAATTACAGCATTGACAAACATTGCCACGACATACGCCGATGGCGCTAGCACTGTTTCTCCTGAGAAGACTTCACATGAGCTACACTTTGGGGAGACTACTGCTGCCGGCGCTAATGATACTAAACTTGTTGGTTATGTAGTTGGTGAAGTTGGTAGCAATCAAGACTTTAAGTTAGTCCTAAACGGTTTCAAAAACACAGAGAAGCCATCTGTGCTTGATTGTTCGCTTGATCCATCATCACCTTCTTATATTTCAAAGGTTCTTAATACTGATCCTACTAAGATTGAAGAGTGCGGTCACTATCTTTATTCACATTGGGATATTGATTCTTCAGTCGCAGTGCCTTCAAACGATGGACTTTCAAGAAGTGCTGATGCATTTTCACATGGAAGTAACTCAGCTTATGCTGACATGATTGGCTTCTTAATGCCAGGCGCAGGAGCAACTGATTATGATAGTTTTGAAGACAGATTTCAGACTGCAAAGACCCCTTGGATTGTTTCGCAGTTCTTTTCAAAGTCAGGTGATAACCTACCAAGACCTGAAACAGAGTCAGCAGGTGAAGCATATAAGCTATTTAGACTTTGCTCTTTAGACGATGGCGAAGTAAGCAACTCACAATACAGACTTTTGATTGAAAATGTTAGATATAGTGGCCTTAATCAATTTGGTGCTTTTGATCTATCACTAGAGAAATATGACTCAGACCCTATTTCAGGACAGCCAGTTCTTTCTTTTAAGAATTTATCACTTGACGTGTCAGACAGAAACTTTATTGGTCGTGTTATTGGTGACAAATATATGTATTTTGATCTTGATCGTGATGAAGACAAGCAGCGTCTTGTTGAAGACGGTCAATATGCTCAAAAGAACAAGCTTGTTCGAGTTGAGTTTTCTGAGGAGTTACTAAGAGGAGAGGTACCTGTTGAAGCAATTCCTGCAGGATTCCAAGGGCATTCATACGTGTTTACTTCTCAAGACGATAACTTTGTTGAGCCAGCTGCTAACAATCTAGCTATTGCTGATAGAGTATTTATTAATGCTGATGATTCAGCAGTAACGCAAACATTATCTAAAGCACAAGTTTTACCTTTAGATTTTGTTAGAAGTATAAATAGAAAAGTTGCAGGCGTGCTAGAATCAGATGATGATTTAGCATGGGGTGTTAAGCTCTCTTCTAGAAAGAATAGTTTTGATAGCAATAAAGAACTTATAGAACAAGAATTTAATAGATCAATTCTTTCTTGGGCTAAGTTCTATCCTAAACATGGATCAAGTCCTGTTTTGAGATCTCAGGATAATGTCGGTGATTATCAAAAATTAATGTTCTCTTTAGAAAAGATTCTTATTCCGTCTAGAAGTATTGTTGATGATGCTATTGTTTCTTGGGATGGCGCTGAGTATCAAAGAGATGCAGCTGCTATTACGCCTCCTGCTGGTGCAAGATATGTTAATCTTGCAAAAGATGCAGCAGGTGGAAATGCTAGATATCTTAAGTTTAGATGTCTTTTCCAGGGTGGTTTTGACGGTGTCAACATTTTTGATAAAAACAAAGCAGAATTTACTGGTGCTGCTTCACTAAGAGAAAGTGCTGATGAAACTGGTACTAGCAAATTTACTGGGCCTACTGTTGTTTCATATAAAAAAGCAATTGACGTTTTAAGCGACAAATCAGTAGCTGAGTTCCAACTGTTAGCTATCCCTGGACAAAGAGCATCTGAAGTTACAGATCATGCAATTACTGCGTGTGAAGAAAGATTTGATGCAATGCTCATTATGGATATTGCAATGAAAGACATGGTAGGTACGCCTATCGAAGATGATGCTGTAAGACCGAGCGTTAGAAAAACAATTAAGGACTTTTCTAGTAGAGATCTTAATACATCATTTGCAGCTGCATACTTCCCAGACGTATTAATGAGAAGACCTTCAGATCGTGCGCCAATTGTAGTACCTCCTTCGGTCGGTATGCTTGGTGTAATGAGTCAAAATGACTCAATTGCTGATCCTTGGTTTGCACCTGCTGGTTTAAGCCGCGGACGTCTTCGTGCTTTGGATTCAAATGTTAGTATGAATCGTGATCTTTTAGATGAGCTTTATGATGCTGACATTAATCCTATTTATGTTCCCGCAGGTAGATCTGGCGAAGTTTATGCATTTGGACAAAAAACTTTATTGCAAGATCAATCAGCTCTTGATAGAATCAATGTAAGAAGACTTCTTATCGATTTGCGTCGTAAAGTTAGAAAAGTTGGTGAGCAGCTTTTATTTGAGCCAAATCGTGAGTCAACACTTGTAAGATTTTCATCACTTGTTGAGCCAATTATGGCAGATGTTCAGCAAAGAAGAGGTGTAACTCGTTACAAGGTGCAAATTGATACAACTACAACAACTCAGAATGATATTGAAAACAACACAATTCGTGGCAAGATTTATCTACAACCTACGAAATCTGTTGAGTTTATCTCACTAGACTTTGTTGTAACAAATACAATTCAAGAATAAAGACAAATAGATATATATTAATAAGAACTAGGAGTAGAACAACATGGCAGAGACACTATCAGTCGCAGAGATGATACCAAATAAGTTTGAGCCGAAAAGAAAGAATCGCTGGATTTTCGCTATTGAAGGTATCGACGCATTTTTAATTAAGACTGCAGCACGACCATCTTACACAACTAATGAGACAGCAATTCCTTTCATTAATAGTACGAGATATCTTGCAGGTAAAACAACATTTGATACAATGTCAGTAACTTTACATGATCCAATTGCGCCTTCTGGTGCACAGCAAGTTATGGAATGGGTAAGAACTCACTTTGAGTCTGTCAGCGGTCGCGCTGGTTATGCAGACTTTTACAAGAGAGATTGCCAATTAAAGTTACTAGACCCAGTAGGTACCGTTGTAGAACTTTGGGACATCAAAGGCGCTTTTTTGACACAGGCAGGTTTTGGTGATTTAAGTTATGACGGTGATGAGCCACAAGAAATTTCGCTAACATTACGTTACGATAACTGCGTATTACAGTACTAATTTAAAAACAAAACTTTAAAACTCGTGTAATTCTTGTTGTTCTACAACTGCACGAGTTTTATTGTATTTGATATATATAATTAGAATTTAATCATAAAGGCTAATTATGTCAAGTAACTTGAGTGATAGAGATGTTGCGTTAAGTCTAGGTAAAATATACAGTAATTCTTCTATTAGCGCATTTCAAAATTTAAACGATAGAACTTTATGTGTTGTTGGCACATCTTTCAAAGGAAAAGCTTTTGTACCAACAAATGTAACTGATGTTGAAACTATTGGCGACTTCGAAGTAATCAATAGTTTAGAAAACGTTTTAGGTCCAGAAAGTGAAAACAACTATACTCACCTGTATGATACATTGCATTATAACATCGAGTCTCAGTGTTATGACTCGCTTAAGATTTGGCTCGACAATGGTGGCGATCAAGCAACTTTTATTAAGGTTTTAGGCATAGGAAGCGGTGAAAAAACTAGTGCTGGAACATATAAAAACGCAGGATTTAATTTAGAAAACAATATATCAAGAAATTCTGCTGATAATTTGACAAAAACAAACAATCCTAACGCTGTTCAGCCATCTAATGTTGAAGGTAATATTAGTTTTGTTCTTCAACAACAAACTACATCAGGAAACTTAGACTACGACTATTTAGATGACTTAGGTTTAGATGAAAATCAAAACAACTATTTTATAACGCATACGATAATGTCTTCACAAGGAGTTTTGCCTTCTCTTTTTAACGACAATTTTCAAAACGCACTAAGACCATTAGGCCCTGCAGTTTATACAGATCAGGTAAACGAAACCGATACAGATAGTATGCAAATAGATTTTCTAGGCTTAAATCCTCAAACTGTAGATACATTAGACGCAAGAATAAACGACACAGAATTTTCAAAAAATCAAAAAAGATTTGCTGATAATACAGCGTATAGAACACCTAACGACTTTAGAGATTATTTTTTAGAAAAAGGTCATATTTGCTACAAAAGACATGACGGAATTGCTCTTTTAAAAAGTCAAGCTTCAACAAGAATTTTAACATCTGTTAAATATGCAGACTTGAACGACGAAAGCTTACCAAATTATAACTCGTTTGAACAAAAATATCAAGTTGCAAAAACACCTTGGGTAACTAGTCAACCTATTAACAGAAGCAATCTGGTAAACAATAGACAGACAATTTATGAAAACGTTGTTGACTTATTTAGATTTCATTCTTTAGATGACGGAGAAGTAGGCAATAGATTTAGAGTTAAAATCAATCCTCTAACAAGAGGTGATATCGAAGAAAACATATATGCAACTTTTGATGTATATGTATTTGAATATGACGTAAGAGATAATACTTTTGACCAAGTACTATGTGCTGAAGATATAGATTTAAATCCAGATAGTCCACGTTACATTTCTAGAGTGTTTGGAGACGAAAACACATATTACAATGTAGAAGATAAAAAAGTTGTAACAGAGTTAAAATATGAAACAAGAAATTCTTTCTTAAGAGTTGAAGTTCACCCAGACGTTGAAGACAAAAAAATAAATTGTGACTTAATACCATCAGGTTTTAGAGCTTACCCTTATATAAAACTAAACTCGGCATGCTTTTCAGGTTCGACTTTTGACTTCACAAAAATATTTGATATGCCTGTTCATTACTATCCTTATTATAAGCTTGATAAAACTATAAACAATGAAACTCTT